GGATTTTTTCTTTTCAAACTGTTCGTTTGCTTTGTGATATTCCATGTATGCTTTGTATAATTGGTCGTGTGTATCATCCATGTGAATCCATAACGTCTACATCGTTTGCGTATGATGTGAATCCGTTCTCCTTGATAACTTTGAGTACTCTGTTCACTCTGCCCATCAATTCATCTCTGTGACTGATTAAGAATATGTTTTTTGATCGTTCTCTGCTCATCTTTTTAAGAATAGCCAAACTGCTCTCCACACCAGCACTGTCCATACCACTGTCAATCAATTCATCAATAAACAACAAGTTGATGTTCTGATACAAACTTTCCCAAACATCTCTGAATGCAAAAGATAATCCTAATATCAATCTGTTACGTTCACCTCTACTTAAATTATCAAAATCCAGTTCTTGACCTAGTTGTGTAATTTCTACACTCAAATCATTTCTAAATGTTACCAAATGAGGTAATCCTAATCTATCCAAATAGTTTGTCAGTCTGTTGTTCAAGAATAACAAGTTTTGATCTATAATCTTTTTTCTAATAAAGGAGTCTTTGTTTGTTAACAGTTTGTGTAAGAACTCTTCATGTTCTTTTAATTTTTGCATATCATTGACCACAGTCCAATCAACTTCTTGTACTGCTTGATGTTTTAATTCATCTATTTGATCAAGATATGGATTTGTTTCTTCTTTTTTGTTTGAAACAGCAGTTTGCAATGTATCCAAGTGCTGTTTGTGTTCATATGCTTGTTGTATTGATTCATAAAACGTTTGTGGTTTGTGTTCTGGCTCTCCTAAACTTTCCAGTTCTTTGTCTATCACTGATATCTTTTCTGCTAGATCCATCACGTAACTGTTTGCATCACCAAACTGTTCTTCAAGATCTCTTTGCATTTTTTCAATTTTTTCATGTGGCAGTTCTTGTTCACAAGCATAACATTTTGCATCATCATGCAAACTGTCTAAATCATTGCCTAATTTTTTTACCTGTTTGTCTGCTTGTACGATAGATGCTTCATAGTTGCTTTTATCTTTTAGCAGTTGATTGATTGAGTCTGTGTGTTTTTGCCACAGTTCTAATTTTTTATGAGATTCAAGTTCTTTTTCAATATCTACATCAACAAGTTCTGTGATTGTGCGTTCTAGTTTGCGTATATCCTCTTTCTTCTGTGAGTCCCATGCACTAGACTTGTTGTGCAATGATTGTATTGTCTCCTGCACTTTTTCATTGGAAATCTTTATTCCTTCAATTCTTGCATTTTCCAAAGCAATATCTTCTTTAGATTTTTTAATTTTTTGTTTTAGCACATCTGCTTTTTCAGACAACAGGGTTATTCCCAGCAGTTGTTCAATAATTTTTTGTTGTTCTGTGTGATGTAAACTTAAAAATGGTTGTGTGTATGTGTTTAGTGCCACAATGTGTTTGAACATTTCAGGACTCATACCAATCATTTTGTTTAATTCTTCTTGTGTTTTTCTTGAATCTCCTTGACTGATATCTTCAAGTTCTTGTTCTTGATCGTTAACAAACCATTTCATCACTCCAGGCTTTCTGCCACGTTCTATTCTGTAGTCAATTCCATTCTGTTCAAATGTAAGTGTGACCAACATATTTTTACCATTGGTCTTGTTAACAAGATTATCACGTCTAATTTTTGTGAGTGCTTCGCCATACATTGCATAAGATAGGGCGTTGACCATGGTGGTTTTACCTGTACCGTTTCGCGATCCAGCGTCATGTCCACCTTGGTCTAAATTCTCGCCCAATACAAGGGTCAAATGTTTTTGGTCGAAGTTTAATCCTTGAGTCTGATTACCCACACTCATGAAATTCTTTACAGTTAAATCTTTTAATCTCATCCTAAATCGTTGTAAATGTCCATTAATGTTTTTTTGTTGTAATTGTCTGATTCGATAGAATCTAATTCTTTTGCAACAATCTCATCTACACTTTCAAATTTTGTTAAATCTAAGTCGCTGTTTATTTCTTCATCTTTTTTACTTGGAATAAGTGTAATTTCTCTACAATCATATTCTTTCATAAACGTTTCTTTTATAAAACTTGCTTCTTCGTAAGAAATATCAATGTCAAGCGTAACTCTTAAATGTATTTTAGGTTGCATTATTTCTTTTGTTTTGTCTAACAGTTCGCTTAATTTTACATATTTGTATTTCGGGCAGTCATGCCAGTTTAAATATCTTGGTTCTTTGTCCCATTCTAAAATCATCATGCCACGATCATTGTCATCTACGTCTGCGTAATTGTGTGGGAAAGCATTTCCCAAGTAATGAATATTGTTTTTAACTTGTCTTTTGTGGAAGTGTCCAGAGAACACATATTCTTGATTTTGAAAGTCACTGCCTTTCAATTCACCTGTGTCAGGCATTTCTACCATTGCGTTCATAAAAAAATTAGGCAGTTCAAAATGACCAAACATATATTTGCATTTCATTTTGCCGACCTTACGCCATTCATCGCCTACTAACCAAGGCACCATAACAACGTCATCAACATTCATTATTTCATTTACCATTGTTATGCCAGGAATAAATCTTCCAAACTCTGTGGACTGAATACTTCTGCTGTCTTTGAAATACAAATCGTGATTTCCAGGAAAGAAATAAAATTTATCAAATGCTTTTCCTATTTTTTCTAGACATCTAATGGAAGCGTCCATGGTGGTAATGTTTACACTGTTTCTATTGTGATGCCAATCACCACAAAACATTCCTGTTTCACAACCTTCTTTTTTCGCTTGTTCAATATACCAGTCTACAAATGCTTCGCAATCGTCGTTGTGTATTTTTGAATTAGACTTCAAGCCAAAATGTATGTCAGTAAAAACCGCTAATTTCTTAAACAATATTCTTCTCCTACATTGACAGTGTAAAGTCTAAACTGCATAATGTCAAGTTTACTTTTTGGATTTGGATTTTGAAACTTTTTTCTTCTTATCTGGTTGAGCATTCATTGATTGAGTTTGTCTTGTTAAACTCGGCATCATGTCATTCATTTCTAAAATGTCATCTCTTATATTTTGATTACGTTTTTCGATATTAATGATTCTTACAAATGAATTAGTAACTGCCGCTGTGTAGTATGCAAATGGATTGTTTGATTTAGATTCATCAAATTGCAAACCAATTTGTGCAAGTTGCAAGATTGCTTGACCTTGCATTTCATCGTTGTAGGTGTAACCTCTAACGTTACCTCTTGTACCATATCGTTCACACAACTTCATCCACATCTTTGCCAATTCGTTGGTTGCTCTGCCTTTTTCTTTGTTAAAGTAGCCGTTTGTCATTCCACCTTCCCAATGACTTTTTCCCACGCACACCAGATTGCCTTTTTCATCAAATTTCCAATGTTGAAACGGAGTAAAATTGACTTTGGTTTTACTATCTGCTACTGTTTTTGGATTCTTTTTCCTGCCTGGTTCATCGGGCACGTGTTCGTATGTGTAAATTCTAAACACAAGGTCCTCTTTTGGAATGGTCTTGTATTTTATTTCACATTGGCTTAAACGTATTTTTGGATTCAGTGCTTTGGCTTTTTCATATGCTTGTTGTGTAAGCCGTTTTGCCCTGATACGTTTTGCTTCTGCAATAGTCCTTAGGTTAATTCTGTCAATACTGGTCAATATAGTATCGTACTGATGGTGCTCATCAGACACAAAACTACAAAAACTGGACTTGGATTTGTGTATCTCAACCAGTAAATCTCTGTTATTTAGATAATTTATTTTTCTCAATGCCATATATTTATCTACTATAATGTACGCAGTTAATTTTGTCAATAAATAAATGTATCAAACTTATGAGCTCAGAAAATTTAAAAAAATTTATCGACAATACAAAGGGCAAAGCAACTAACCTTGCCAGCGATTTATCGTCCTCGGTTACCTCAACAGTGACTAATGCAAAGAACGTGCTGAACGATGGACTTAACTCCGTTAAAGCAAAACTGCCTTTTCTTGACAATAAGAGTGTTTTATCTCAACTAAACTTTAACATATCAAAAAACATTAAACAGGCAGATGTGGCGATTCAAAATGAAGAAAAAGATTGGCGTCTGCGTCTAAGTTTGCCAAAAATGTTCAGAGATAATGCTCAAAACGAAACTGATTTATTAGCACCGTTGAATAAAACTAACGGCTTTGTGTTTCCATTCACTCCAACAGTGTTGGTATCGCAGAGTGCAAACTATCAATCAATTCAACCTGTACACACAAACTATCCTTACTATTCATATCAAAACAGCCAAGTGGATCAGATGACAATCACAGGAGACTTTTTTGTGCAAAATGCCGCTGAAGCAAGATATTGGGTGGCATGTATTCATTACTTGAGATCAGTTACAAAAATGAATTTTGGCGTAGATCAAGAAGCAGGGCAACCACCACCAGTTGTGCGTTTGAACGGTTACGGTGATTTTGTTTTCAACAATGTGCCAGTAATCATAAACAGTTTTCAGTTTGACATGCCTAAAGATGTTGATTACATTTCAACAGCAGTTGGAGCCACTTCGGCAACATCAGACGCAATTGAATCAACGCCGACAGGTTGGGCACCGGCAACAAGTATTGTTACAGTGGCAGTGACTCCACAATACAGTAGAACAAAACAAAGTAAGTTCAGTTTGAATGACTTTATAAAAGATGGTTACATAGGCAAAGGAGGAGAATTTATCTAATGTCAAAATACAGTGCAAATTCACCTTATGCATTTACTCCTATTGTGGATGATGAATATCTAGACATTCTTGTGCCTAGAGCAATTCCTATCAGTCGACTTGATCTGCCATACACAATTGAAAGTCAATTTCATTTACGTCCGGATTTAGCCAGCAACGAAATTTATAAAACTCCTAAGTTATGGTGGGTATTTGCACAAAGAAATTTTGATGTCCTAAAAGATCCTGTGTTTGATTTCAAAGCAGGAACTGAAATAATGATTTGTGAGCCGAAAACTCTATTCTCATATTTAGGATTGTAAAATGTCACGCTACGAAAAACGTCAGAAAATTAAAGAACTTCAAGAAAAAAAAATTAAAGAATTAGGTAATGATACAACCTTCACTAAACCCTTTAAAAAACTCTCAAAAAGAAAACTTTTTCGACATGGCATCAACAAAGGCAAAGCAGACGCAATAGCAACAGCAGAGGCTGATGTTGAACTAGGATTAGAACTTGCTGTACCTGTAGGTGATTTGGTGCCCAAGATAAAAAAAAACAAAACGGTTAAACGAATACAAAATCCTCTTCATAAATTTAACACAAATAATGCAATCTTCACACTAGCCGCAATGACGCTTGATGAAGTAAATTTTCCTGACGAAACTTTGATGAAAGGTTATGCACCAAAATACATTGTGGCGAAAAGTGCAGGAGGTTCAGCACGTGAATCTAATCTAGCAAAAGAACCTTTAGCATTAGAATTTTATATTGACAATGTGCAAATAGAAGCAATTATCCATAGTAATACTAAAACAGGACACACACAAGGTACAACTATTACTTTCACTGTGCAAGAACCTTTTAGTCTTGGATTATTCCTACAGAATCTTCAATTGCAAGTTACTCGTGCTTCAAATACAGGTAATGATGCAAATAAGGCTTCTTATCTCAACCACCCAATGGTTTTAATTTGTGACTTCCAAAACGGCACAACAGATCCAGATACACCACTCACACCTGATGAAGAGAAACAATTACGCAAAATCATGCCTATTATGTTTAGTAAGGTTAATTTTTCTAGTAACAATGGAGTATCTCAATACGAAGTTGAAGCGATTGCTTTAAATGATGTTGCATTTGCAGATCAATATGCAAAACTTCCTGCCGATATTGAAATTCGAGGCGAAACTGTTTCCGAAATTTTATTTTCAGGAGAACAGAGTTTAGCAGGTATTTTAAATAATAAAGTAATTCAATCAGACAAATCAAAAAAAAATACAAGAGGAAATTTTCGACATGGCATCAACAGAGGCAAAGCAGACGCAAAAAAAACAATAAATTCTCCTAGAGATTACATTTTTATATTTCCAAACAGAGCAGGATTCACATCCAGCATAGTCAATAAAGCCGCGAAAGAAACTCCGACCACTGTGTATGCAGAAGACACTGATGGGTTTGCAGGACCTGTTCAAGTTCCATACTCACAAAGAATACAAGGAATTTTCGGCGGATTGTTTGAAGGTAACAGTGATTATGAATTTGAAACGGGATTTAAAGGTGCAAAACAAAAACTACTCAATGAAATAGGCAAATCTAAGATGGTCATTGATCATTTGCAAAACGCCGCAGACACAGGTAAGGAGTTTGCAGACGACAACAGTGATACTAACAAGTATTACGATAAAAACACTAAAACAACTCTTAAATCTACTGCAAAAATTGATACTAAAAAGAAAACAATTTCATTTAAAAAAGACACTCACATTTCTTCCATAATAGAAGAAATTATATTATTAAGCGAATACGGACAGGATCTAGCAAAAAGGAAACAATCCGCACCCGATGGAATGATACAATGGTTCAAAATTATTCCTGGTAGATATATTTTTAATGATTGGAAACTACAATCACAATTCAATACATATCCAGAAATAATAATGTTCAGAATAATTCCTTATTTGGTGCCAGACGATAAATTTATGGCTCCTGATGAGGTCAGTAGAGCAGGGGCACTAGATGACTTTATAAGGAAAGAATACAATATATTGTATAAAGGCACAAACAAAGATGTAATAGACTTTAATGTGGAATTCAACCAAGCATTTTTTACTGCACTAATGAACGATTTAGGAAACAGCAGTGGTGATACACAAGACAATGCAAATTCAAGTGTGTCAACTGAAAAGTCTAGTGTTGATCAAAATTCTTCATTTGATACTTACAAAGGCAACAATAGTAATCAAAAGGTGGCATTCGGAGATCCTCAAGCGACAGGTGGAAATATAGAGACTGTTGAATTACGTGTTGCTAGACAATTCAACAAAGCAATCCTAGACAGTGCTGTTGATTTAGTAAAATTAGATTTAAACATTGTTGGAGATCCTTACTTTCTACCTCAAACGGGTTTTGGAAATTATGTGGGTCATACAGAAAATGTTGAGACTGAATTATTTGAAGATAACGATGCGGCGGCGGATTTTTTAAGGGGAATTGTGTTTACAAAAGTTAATTTTAGAACACCTCTGGATATTAGTCCAGACGGCACAATGCTATTCAACAAAGACACTGTGAGCGAAACAGATTTACAGGTGCTTGGCGAATTCAGTGGCTATTATTATCCAATCACTGTGAGAAGTTCTTTTTCCGGAAATAAATTTACTCAAGAAATAGAATTAATTAGAAACAAAACAGGCGTTATGGACCCTAATGCAAGAACAGACAATCAAGCGGCATTATCAGTTGATCCTAAAGATCCCAACGGTGCTTTTGAAATCGGCGACGATATGTCTGGCCTAGGAGTAAGTGCTTAATATGCCAAATCTAAGTAGAACAGATTTACAATTAACTGTAAGAAATAATTCAGGTCCTTATGAGGCTATTGTGAGATCAGTAATGGATCCTAAATTTCAAGGAGCATTAAAAGTTGAAATTTTAAAAACCACTCAAAGTGGACAAACTCAAACAACAGGACAAACAGTTAGAGCAAAGTTTCTTAATCCTTTTTATGGCACCACACCTGTAAACGATATCAGAGACAACAAAGATTACAGATATAGTCAAAGCAGTTATGGTATGTGGTTTGTCCCACCAGATATTGGCAACCGTGTAATGGTTATATTTGTGGAAGGCAACATTGAAAAAGCATATTGGTTTGGTTGTATTCAGCAAGAAGGAATGAACATCCAGTTGCCAGAAGGAAATCCGGCAACTAATTTACACAACTCAACTGAAGCAGGAGAGATTGACAAAAAAATGCCTGTGGTGGAATACAACAAAGAATACAACAAAAATAATCCAAAAAAAGACGCAAACAATTACTTGAAACCTGTTCATAATACATTTAAAAATATTTTAATGAATCAAGGTTTAATCGAAGATGAAACTAGAGGCCTTTCATCTTCATCTGCTAGAAGAGAAGTTCCTTCCAGTGTATTTGGAATTTTGACTCCAGGACCAGTAGACAAAGACTTTGACGAAACTTTCAAGCCATCAAAAAATTTACATTTCCAAAGAAAAGGTGGTTCGTCATTCATAATGGATGACGGTGACCAAACACTTATTAGAAAAGGCAGTGCTTCAAGCACATCGTATGAATATGTAGATGTTGCTAAAAAAGAAACAGGCGGACAACCAGGTATTCCTTTCAACGAATTACTACGTTTGCGTACAAGAACAGGACATCAAATTTTAATGCACAATTCAGAAGATTTAATCTATATAGGTAATGCAAAAGGAACTACTTGGATAGAAATGACAGCAAATGGCAAACTTGATATTTTTGCAGACGATAGTGTTAGCATTCACAGTAAAGGAGATTTTAATTTCAAAACAGATAGAGATTTCAATTTAGAAGCAAATAGAAACATAAATTTAAAAGCAAGTACCCTTAACACAGAAGTTGCAACAGAAAATTTGAAAGTTACTGGTTCACAAACAAATCAAATAGGTGCAACTCAAAATACAACTGTAGGTGCGGCATCTAATCTATATGCAGGAGCCAATGTGAACATAGATGTTGGTGGATTTGTCAATATTGCAAATGGTGTGTTTAGTGGCTTGCCGGTTACAGACTTATCTGTGTTTACCAATCCAGGTGAAAGCACAGATTCTATAATGAAACGTATACCTCAACACGAACCTTGGGGACATCATGAAAATTTAAATCCAACAAATGTTTCTAAAACTTACACAGACAGAGCATCTGATTTCATATTTGAAGAAACAGGAACAACCAGCATACCACCTTCAACTGCTACAACCACTAGAGATCCTTTTTATATGAGTGTGTATGTAGATCCAGAAGGAAGAGTAGTGGGTGATTTTTAAAGGTTAAATATTGTTATGGCATCAGAAGAAAAAAAATTATACAAAGAAATAACTGTTCAATCTAATCAAAAACCTCGAGTTAATCCTACTCAAAGGGCCTATCGTGGGTTGAGTACAGTGAATCCAGACAATACAAGTTTCAAACTGTTTGATATTGCTTTGATTAAACAGGATATTATCAACTTATTCCATATACGCAAGGGAGAAAAGTTGGAAGATCCAAATTTTGGCACAATTATATGGGATATGGTGTATGAACCATTGACCAACGATAATAGAGATTTTATAAGCGAAAACGTTACTGATATTATAAACTATGATCCTAGAGTTCAAGTAGACGGGGTCACAGTCAGTCAATACGAAAGTGGTATACAAATTGAATGTCAATTAACATATTTGACGTATAATGTGTCAGAAAATATGAGATTGCGTTTTGATGAAGATGCTGGATTACTAGATTAAATAGGTACTTAATAGGAGCCAATAAATACAAATAAAAAAATTATGTCCACAACACAAAGACAAAATAGATTACTACTTGCAGAGGATTGGAAACGCATATACCAAAGTTTCCGGAACGCTGAATTCCAAAGTTATGACTTTGATAACTTAAGAAGAGTCATGATTGCCTACCTACGTGAAAACTATCCTGAAGATTTCAATGACTACATTGAAAGTTCAGAGTATCTAGCATTGATTGATTTAATAGCATTCCTTGGGCAAAATTTATCTTACAGAATAGATTTGAATGCAAGAGAAAATTTCCTAGAACTTGCAGATAGAAGAGAATCAGTTTTAAGACTTGCACGTTTGTTAAGTTACAATGCAACAAGAAATCAATGTGCTAATGGCTTGTTGAAAGTTGTTGCAGTATCTACAACTGAAAACGTTATTGACAGTAATAATCTAGATTTAGGAAATGCAGAAATCAGTTGGGCAGATACATCTAATGCAGATTGGTATGAGCAATTCATAAAAGTAATGAATGCGGCATTTGGCCCTAACACAAAGTTTGGCAAACCGGTTGCTTCAGACACAGTGAATGGTATTTTGACAAGACAATACAATGTTCAATCTTCTGCAACAGACATTCCAATTTTTGCATTTAGCAAAAGTGTAAATGGAAGAAATTTTGATTTTGAAATCACAAGTGCAGAAGTGCTTGATGCTTCTATAAATGAACATGCACCATTACCAGGAAGAAAATTTGGATTAATTCACAGAGATGACGGACAAGGAGCGTCCAGTGCCAACACAGGATTTTTTGTACATTTTAGACAAGGGTTTTTAGATCAAGGCGAATTCAATATCAGTTTGCCAACGCCTAACCAGTCTGTGAACCTTGATGCTAGAAATGTAAACAACACAGATGTTTGGCTATATCAATTAGACGAAACAGGTGAAGAATTAAACCAATGGACAAAATTAGATTCCATGGTAGGCAATAACATAATTTACAATTCATTGAATAAAAATAACAGAACAACTTACAGTGTTACAACCAAAACAGATGATAGAATAAGTTTACAATTTTCCGATGGCGTATTTGGTGATTTGCCACAAGGCTCATATAGAGTTTACTACAGAACTTCAGCCAATTTAGCATTTTCAATACCACCAACTGAAATGCAAAATATTCAAATAGATATTCCATACGTATCTGCAACAGGCAAATCAGAAACATTAAGTTTTGTTTGCAGTTTGCAATACACAGTTGATAACAGCACAACAACTGAAACTAACGCAAACATCAAAGTAAATGCTCCTACTTCTTTCTACACACAAAATAGAATGATTACAGGAGAAGATTACAATGTTGCACCATTAGGAAAAAATAGAGAAATTGTAAAAGTAAAAAGCGTCAACAGAGTAAGTGCAGGCATATCCAAATATTTTGATTTTGTAGATGCAACAGGCACAAGCAGTGACGTCAATGTGTACGGCAATGATGGTATTGTGTACAGAGAATTAATTAATGATCTTAACACATTTAATTTTGGAACACGAACAGATATTGAAGGTGTGATCATCAATAAGATAGAGCCAGTATTAAGTGAAAACAGATTGTTCAATTACTTTATTAATAATTTTCCAGACTTATTACTAGATGATTTGAATGCAAGTTTTGTACAGTCTACAAAAGGAAACAATTTAAGCACAGGTCTTTTGCAAGATCCAGACGGTTTGCAATATTCCGCTGGACCAACAACAGCAAGTCAATTGAAATACATTGAAACAGGAGCATTGTGTAAATTTGAAGCACCTAGTGGCTTTCATTTTATGGCTGACGGAACATTGATGTCAGGCACAGCAGATCATCCAGGTAGCAGTGACTACATTTGGACTAGTGTTGTCAGTGTGATTGGTGATGGTAAAACTGTGCAAACAGATGGTTCTGGACCTATTGCATTCAGCGATGTTGTACCAACAGGAGCAATATTAAAAAAAATTAAATCAAAATTTACAAAATTTTTAAGTGCAGGTTTAAAAAATGATATCATAGAACAAATATTTGCTTACAACACATTTGGTTTAAGATTTGACCAAGACAGCAGAACATGGAAACTTATTAAAGAAACAAACTTAAACATCTATGGCGACTTCAACATTGGTAAGAGCGGTGATGACAGTAATCAAAGATTGGACTCTAGTTGGTTATTGTTGTTTACAAACAATGGTGAAACGTACACAATGGAAAACAGAGGTATGAGGTATGTGTTCGAATCAGACAAAGAAATTAGATTTTTCTATGATTCAAGCAATCAAAACTACAATCCTACAACTGGTAAAACACAAAAAGACAGTGTTACAGTTCTAAGCATTAATACCAAACCTAACACAAACATTCCAATGACGACTGATGTTTCATTTTCAGGAGTTAAAGAATTTAGAGAGACAAGTGGTTATGTCAACAGTAAAAAATTAGAAGTATCTCTTTTTGACAGTGATCAAGATGGTTTTATAGATAATCCTGAAAGTTTTGAACTTGTTGTTGACACAACAAAATTTGTTTTTCAAAAAATTAACGAATTTAATGATGGCAGTAATGAAGTTAATTACGTGGATGCTTCAAATGAAAAAATTGTTACAGTACAAAGCACAAACAGTATAGCACCTTACAGCACTTATGAAGATGGTACAATATTATACATTGTGGACACAGATTCTTTTAAAAGCATTGACAAAGTTAATAATGTATTGGTTAATAATACATCTTATGTTGCTAAAACAGGAAGAGGTGGATTAAAATTCCATTATGTGCATTCTGCAGACAGCAATTCA